GTTGGTCTTCTCGAGGTAGGCCGCGACATCGGGATGCGACAGGTGATCGATCCAGATGCCCTCGACCTTGACCCGCTGCCGGCACTCGGAGTCGACGACCGCGCTGGCGTGCACCGCCGACGGGTAGTGGATCATGCCCTGACGGTAGAGCGCCGGCCGGTGCTCCTCGGGGTAGCTGCGCGGGTCAAAGCGGCCGAGGATGTAATGGCGGATCGGGAGGTAGAAGACATCCGCCTCGGGGCACCTCGCCATGACCTCGGCGATCCCCTCGGCCGCCGTCGGCGACAGGATCTCGTCGTCGTCGAGGCAGATGATCCACTCGTGCGAGCACAAGCTCTGCGCGTAGGCGCGGGTGTCCTCGACGACCGGGGTCCACGGCACCAGCTGATAGCGGTCGGCGAGCTCGCGGGCGACCTTGGGGGTCTCGTCCGTCGAAGACTTATCGACGACGATGAGCTCGTCGACAAACCGCACGCGGCGCAAGCAGGCGCGCAGTAATTCCGCCCGGTTATAGGCGATGACGAAGGCGCTGATCTTGGGCATGTCTCAGGCTGACCCCTCCGCCTCGTCGAGGATTTCGAGCTGGAAGACGCAGTCCTCGCCATCGCGCCGGTAGGAGTGCAGCCGAACCTTGAAGACCCGACCGCTGTCGTGCCGCATGGTCCCGGTCTCGCCCTCCTCACGCAGGGCACCGAACACCCGCACCCATTGGTCCCACGCCATCCTATGGTCAGGCGTTATCAGGCCCATCAGCGGATCCGCCGAATGTAGCCGTCGGGGTTCCAGGTGACGTTTTGGCCAAAGAAGTCGCAATACTCGGCGGCGCGCACATAATCGACGCCGCGCTCGGCCATGAACTCGGCGACCCCGGTCAACGGCCCACCGCGCCGGTGGCGGCCGGGATAGAGCTCGTCGGCGTTGCCGTCCTCGACCACGATCATCTCGCCGGGCCGCAGCCAGGGGTCGAAGAAGCGCAGGACCGCGAGCGTGGTCTCGGGCTCGTGTGATGAGTCTTCGATGACCAGCAACGGCCGCGCCATCTCATTGGCGAGCCACTGCTGTGGGATCGTCTGGCCGAGGTCGTGCGCGTCGCCTTGCAGGAAGGCGAGGCCGGAGATGGTGGTGCTCGGCGGGTTGGTGTCGATCGACATGACGATGCAGGGGTTGATTTCCATCGCGACCTGCATGTCGCGGAACCACAGCGCCGAGCCGCCAAAGGCCGAGCCGATCTCGATGATCGTCCGCGGCTTCTCGCGCCACAGCAGCATCGAGTAAAGCGCCAGGTCGAACGGGTCTTTCCAGCACGGGTGACCCTTGTAGGTAAAGTTCAGAGCGCCGTGCTGGATCGCCTCGCGCAGTGCGGTGTTGCGGCGGCCGCCGATCAGCGAGTCGTATTGCGTCGCCATCAAGCCGTGCCCAAAGCCCCATCCTGCACAGCGCGCAGGAACGCCGTAAACTCAGCGTAAGCCTCAGCAATACCCGAGTAGGCGGGCAATACCTTCGTGGCGAACTCGACCCTGGCGACGTGGTCCATCCCAAGCAATCCCACTCTGACCGCGGCGAGGGAGCGGCGACAGCCCTCGCACTCCTGGTCGAGAAAGCTGCCAACCACGTCGAGAAACTCCAGCGGTCCCGCGGTCATCTTGTCCCGCACCAATCGACGAGCCCGGTGCCGGTGTGATGGCCGTAGCTCGTCAGGTCCATCTTCGGCCGCGCAATGCCGCGCCACACCTCGATCATGTTGATGACCCGGATGTCGTCGACGACCACGATCGGCGGGGTGCGGAACTGGACGGCGCCGAGCAGCTCGAGGAACCGCCGCTCGGTTGTGATGTCCTTCGGGCCGTCGACGAAGATCAGATCAGCTCCGGCGATGCACTCGCCCCAGGTCGCGAAGAAATCCGGGTCGGCCATGTTTGCCACGACCTGGGTCACCCGCTCGTCCGCAAAGTCCTCCTCGAGGAGCCACGGATCGGGCTTGGTCCGCCAGCCGGCGATGTCGACGGTGTAGACCCGGGCCAGCGCGCAGCCCTCGAGCATGGCGAGCGCGCTCATCCCGGTATCGGTGCCGAATTCCCAGATGATGCGCGGGCCGAGCAGCACCGAGATCGCGGTCAGGAGATGGTAGTGCTCGCCCGGGAAGACCTCGAACCAGCGCTGGCCGGCCGAGGGCCGTGCAGCGAGCTTGCGGTGGGTGATCCGCGGCGCCAGGCCGGTGATGTCATGGGCCAGCGAATAGAGGCGCTGCGACGGCCGCCACGGCTCGTCGTCGAGGCTCAGCAGCCGGCTCGGCTCGTCGCCCCGCGCCATCAGGCGAGCCCCCGGACCGGCTCGGCGGCGTAATACTCGCCGGGGGCGAAACGCTTGCCCATGTTGACCGAGCGCGCCTCGCTGTCGCGGTAGAGCCGCACCGGCAGCACGCGGAAATCAAAGCTGACCCGGCTAAAGCGCTCGCAGTTGGTCTCGTTGCCGTGGCAGCGCCCGACGGCGTCAAAGACGACGACATCGCCCGGCCACACGCGGATCGAGCGGCGCCAAATCCCGAGCTGAGACTCGTCGTGGTCGCAGAGGTAGACCGAATTGGTGTCGGCGGCCGAGGTCAGCGGAACCCACAGGTTCGTCTCACCGGCCGGATGCCCGTAATCGCCGTCCTTGTGGTACTCGCCGACGGCGACATTGTACGGCAGATGCACCCGAAAGGTCGGGATCGCCTGGAAGTAAAAGTCCTCTCGGAATTGCCGCGCGACGAAGGATATAACAAACCGGTGATAGAGTTCGCCCCAGACATTGCGGGTCTCGTAAAACCGTTTGTGCCACTTGGTCTTCTGGTCGGTCTGACGCGAGTGGCGCGGCAAGTCGTCATCGCGTAGAAACGCGAGGTCGGTTTCGCCGAGCAGCTTGGTGATCAGCTTTGGCCACGGGTACTCGTCGAGCGAGTAGCGCAGCACCGAGTAATAGGTGTCGCGGGTGATCATGCCCGCGCCCGCCGCTCGTACATCATCTGCAGCATCTGCGGGTACTCGACCCGGCTGGTGACGTAGTCATTGAACAGCGCAATGCGTTCGCCGAGCCCGCGCATGTCGAGCACCAGTGGGAAGTTCCACAGACCGTGGAAGCCAAAGCTGGCTTCGCGCCGCTCCCAGCCGGTGCGCTCACGCGAGAAGCGGTAGGCGACCTCATCGGGTGCCCACAGCAGGTCACCGCGCATCAGCGGCCGATAGTTGCGGCAGATGTTGTGATCGACCGGCAAGCGCAGCGGGAATTGCTCGCGGTGCTCGGCGAGATAGAGGCCGAGGCGCTTCGAGCGCAACGAGAAGCCGGCATTGCCGACATTGCGCTGGTCGGTGTACCACCAGGGTGCGCCGATATAGTCGTAGCCAAGAAACTCATCGGACCAGGCGGCCGGCCTGACGATCCAACTGTCCCACTGGATCATCAGGTAATGACTGGTTTTCACCAGTGGCGGCACGTCGTACCAACTGGCGCGGTCCCAGGCCTCGACGCTGCCGAGCGGGCCAACGTCGCGAATGATGCCGCCAAAGCGGACGTGCTTGAGACAGTCGCGCACCGCCAGATCAACCAGCTCGGCGAGCGGGCCGCTGTCGATCGCCACCAACGTAACGTCGGGAAGATCGATCATCAGCCGATCGTCGGTGTTTCGCTCTCGCGCTTGTCGTGAAACAATGCCTCGGCATCGCCGCGAGTGATCATTGGGAAAACCCCCTTATATGACGATCTACGAAGAGCTCTGCCGGTTGACCGGCGCGGTCGCGCCGGATTGGCCCGAGCTTGATGAAGAGGAATATTATGCGCTGCCGGAAAACCCGCCGCGACCGAGTGGCGGCTTCTTCCGGCGGCGAGGCGCAGACGGCTCTCTACTGATCTGCTTCCAGCACTACTTCGGAGCAGCCGAGTTGCTGCACACGCACCTTTGGGGCGCCAGGCTGGAAGTCCGTAACTAGGGCACCAAAATCCGCACCGGGATCACCGCCCCGCCCTGGCCGTGGTCGATATCGACGTCGCTGACCGCCTTGACCGTGGGACCGTCGATGTAGACGGCCTGCACCAGCCCGCCGAGTGTCTGCGTCTGGTGCACCGGGTTGTCCGGCGCGAACGCCGCCTCGACCACATCGATCAGCGGGTTGAGGATCGTCGCACCGGGCGTGTAGGGATCGTTGTTGTAGTACACGATGATCAGCCAAACTTCCCACCAGCGCTTGCGCAAGCCGAGCTCGCTGCCCTCGGTCTTCTCGGGCTGCTCCCAAGTCATCAGGCAGGGGCAGTTGATCGCCTCGACGGCCGAGGGGCGCGTGTAGCGGCGGGTCGTCTGCACAAAGCCCGGTAGCCCGTCGACGAGGTTGAACACGGCCTGGAAGACCTGCTCGCGGGTCGGTGGGCACGTCGTCATCGCAACCCTCCGCTAGGCGGCGGCGGCGCCGCCCCCGAAGGCGCCGGCAACGGCCTCTTCAAACACTCGCCGGATGTCGGCTTCGCGCTGCGTCAGCGCTGAGCGCAGATAGGAGCGCTCAGGAATATGCACGTCATGCGCGGCGGCATGCTTGGCGAAAACCTCGTCGCCAGCCTTGCTGATCCAATGCAGCGCGTTAGCCTGGACCGGGAAAATATCCGGCAGGTGGACGGTGCCGCCTAACTCGTGGATCCGCGCATAGGGCGTGCCGCCGGCGGTGACTTCGCCGGTGACCTCCTCGCCGCGGCGGGTCACCCGGACCGAGATGTCGGCGACCCTCCCGGAGCCCTTGAACAGGCTCCGCATGTTGGCGCGCGCCTGGGTGGCGACGAGCTCGGCGGCACCACGTGCCGCCAGGTTCATCCGATGCCGGATGTCTGGCGAGGCGCGTTGCAGACGGGCGAGGAGCTCATCGAGACCCTGCCACTCGACATGGAAGCTCATTCAGGACTCCCCGGGCGGAACAGGATGGCCTCGACCAGGCCGCAGATCGCGTGCGCCGCGATCAGGTGAACCTGCTGGATCAGCGGGGTGATCAGGCCGTCGATCGGTGTCACGATCGCCAGATTGGAGAGCTGGATCAGTTGCCCACCGCCGCGTCCGGTCATCGCGATCACGGGGATGCCTTGCTTGAGCGCCGCCTCGGCGGCGCGGAGGATGTTGGCCGAGTTTCCCGAGGTCGAGATCGCCACGAGCACCGTGTCATGATTTGCCAGCGCGGCAAGCTGGCGCTCAAAGACCCGCTCATAACCGTAGTCGTTGGCCAGTGCCGTCAGCGTTGCGGGATCGGTGCCGAGTGCGATGGCTGCCAGCGGTGCCCGGTCGCGCTCGCACCGGCCGACCAGCTCGGCCGCGAAGTGCTGGGCCTGGGCCGCACTACCGCCATTGCCGGCGATCATGATCTGACCGCCTCTTCTCAGCGACTCAGCGATCACCCGAGCGCTGTCTTCGATGGCCTGGATAAAAGCGACGTCACCGATCGCCGCTTCGATCACGTCGTGCGACTGGTAAAGCCAGGCCTCGATCGGGTTGCACAGCGAAGCCGGGATATCCGGCCGGCCGCGTGAGAGTTCGAGCAGCAGCATCATAAACCGGTCTCCAGCCGGCGCCGTT